GGTCTGCTGATGGCACTCCTGTATTCGCTATCGACACCGACACGCACCTCAGTAATTACCATCCAATCCGAAAGTTGCAACTGCAACAGTTGAGTGCTTCTTGACGAGTTCAAGCATCTCACTCAAATCACTCTCAGATGACTTGAGTAATCTTGACCACATCTCCTTCACTCTCTCCATACAATTCTCATCGTTCAATGCCGCCCTTGCCGCATTCCTTGCTACCATCATTATCGTAGCCATCTTAGCCTCAATTGTTGGTGTTGCATTACCAGCAATATAGACTACTTTCATAGCGACTTTTCCATCTTCTATGAACTCCCCCATGAACCTGACAATACCTGCGTCTGCATCATGCAACCAGTATTCATCTGTGTTGCGAACCCTACCCTGCACTAAGGTCGTTTCAGCACCGCTACTATCAATTGTGAAAATGTTGGTAATCGAGGCCACTGGGCGAACTCCAAGAACGATGTGTTTTGTGAACATATTGACATCGAAATACTCGGTTGCCTGAACAGTTCCAGCGATGGTCACACCAGCGTATGCATCAACCAATCTTGAGGCATTTCCAATCATCGTGGCTATCTGAGAATCTGATGGCCCAATACCGTCTGAGAAATTAACTCCACAGTATGCTTCGACATCAGCGAGTGTGCAGTAATCTATCGCAGAAGTTGCTCCTTCATCGACAATCAACTGACCCATTGTCCAGCCGACTGACATTAGCAACACACTCCATTTGTTTCCACGATAATCCCACCAAAGGTATAGCCTATCTCAACCATGTTGAAAGGCTCAACCCTGATGGTTTATCACGATGCTCAACGGAGATAGCCTGTCGGCCTGTTATGACCGACAAACTACACCCAGTTAGGCAAGGTTTGCTTCAACAGTTTCAGACTGTGTTGATTCCGTTGAATCTGCATAGTGCATCAGCGTATCGAACACCGAATGCTATGTCTTGTCGTGGAATCAAAACGAATCTGTCCTTTGTTGGCTCATCGTGGAAATCAATGCTGAATCTGCGGTCAGCGATGGTTGGGTTTCCAATCATCGGACTTCTCTTGTGAACTAATAGAGCAGTGGTCTTTGTGTGAACATTGGAACCACCAGTTGCCTTGTGAGTTCCATCCCAGTGTAGGTTAGTTGCGATAGCGGATGTTGCGAACACCGAGATGCCGTAAATCTTGCCGACTTCGCCACTTAGGATAGTTGCTCCAGCACCGTATTTGTCAACAGTTTGCAACTCAGTCATACCGAGTAGTTGAACCTCAAGGTTTCGTGGAACGATTAGAGCAAGGTCATCTCTGTTCTCAGCATATACACCGAGTTCATCAATTGCCTCACGGACATGGGATAGTGCGAAAGTTCCGCTTACAAGAACGGATTTTCCAGCAGACTTTCGTAGTCCATCGAACATTAGTAGGTAATCGTTGTTGGATGCATTCACACCAGTTGCGTTGGTGGATGCGTGATAGATACCGTTGATGTTGTCTGCGTAGGAGTTTCCAGTAGCAGTATCACCGTTGATTAGTAGGGATTGCTCGTTGTAAGCAAGTCTTGATGCGATATCATCACGGATAACGGATAGTAGCCCCTCAACACCGTATGCGATTAGGTAGTTTCCGACTGGAACATTCGCAATCATGGTCTTGAGTGTCATCACAAGTTCTCCAGTTGTCTGAGTCGACTCTGCTTGTGCAGTTCCGGCTTCTGTATCTGAGAGAGTTTGCTCATGGAATGCAACTGAACCAGTTAGGCTTGGCACATTCACAGTTTTGCGTGACATTGGGAGTGCTGGGAAAAGACCTCTCATGAAGTTCCTTTCATAGACAATCTCAATTATCTCATCGGCGGTTTCGGTTGGTAGCATTGTGCCGCCAGCAGAGGATGAAGCACCAGCAAGGGCGTTCTTGACTCTCTCAACGACATCATTAAAATCTGCTTCTTCTGACATTTTTATTCCTCGTTTTTTCTTTTTTTGTTCCGACCTACTTCCTCACCTTTGTGTTAGATTAGACTCAAGCCAAGCGGCCAGTCCAGTCATGCCCTTACTCATGTGTGGTTGCGGGTCGAATCGTGTG